AATGAAAATTTTGATCGTAGCGATGGGGCGTACAGGCAGCACTAATCTAATGCGCTGCCTATCTGAAACTCTCAACCTTGAACTTATAGCAGAACCCTTTAACACACATTTCTGGAGAGACCTCGAGAAAAGAGAACCAACGTATAAAGAAGGCGACCCTATACCAGATAACTGCGTATTCAAAACCATGATAGATCATAACCCAAAATGGTTGAATAAAAATGTAAAAAACTTTTCCCATGTTATAGTGCTTGTCCGTGCGAATATTCGCGAGTTGTGTATAAGCGGAGTTAATGCTACAAAGTATGGATATTATCATGAATACGAACCAACAGAATTTCCTTACATAAACAATTTTGTGCATGAATCTAAAAAGTACAAAAAACTATTTCAGTTTGCTGCTTTTCACCCAAAATCCAAACTGGTGTTTTACGAAGATCTATATAACAAGAGCTCGTCCATTGTAGAAAACACAGTGCGTTGGATGAATTTAGGTATAACTAAAGAACAGTTTAACGAAATGCGCGATGGGTACTTGTCGCCATCCAAGAGATTGAGAAAAATTTAATGGAAGACGAAACTTTTTACATAACATGTGAGGTTTGCGAAACTGAATGCGAACTTATTGTACATGATGTTGACGAGATTCCTGCCTTCTGTCCTATGTGCGCTGCACCTATAGAAGTCGACTAATGACTTGGACTTATAACGGCGAGGTATACGATACATTGCCTGAAGATTATTATGGGTTTGTTTACATAATAACAGAAAAAGAAACCCAGATGAAATATGTCGGTAAGAAGTTCTTCTACCGAACCAAAACTCTCCCTATCACCAAGACTCGCAAACGGCGAAAGAAAACTCTCGTGGAAAGCGACTGGAGGACTTACTGTGGTTCCTCAGAGCGCGTGCAGGAGTTAGTAGAGTCAAAGGGGTTAGATGCCTTTACCCGTGAGATATTGCACCTCTGCAAGACGAAGGGAGACTGCGCATACTATGAAACTAAAGAACAGTTTGACCGCGAAGTGTTGCTGAGAGACGACTATTACAATGGTATAATTAATTGTAGAATCTCAAGAAAACACCTGAGTGTGAACAAGTGAAATACTAAATATTTTCGTGAAAGAGGTTATGTATGATTACTGAAACCCAACAGGGCAAGAAGTCTCGTCCTGAACTATATGAAATGCTGGAAAACATTGCGAAAGCAAAATCAAGAAAGGATAAGATCGATCTAGTGAAGTCTTATGTAGGAACGTATCAAGCGTTCGCTGATTATTTGCGATGTGTATTTGACCCCCGCATCAACTTTCTGTTGCCAGAAAGTCGCCCTCCCTTTGACCTTGCTGAAGAAGAACACGTTCCTTCCACGTGGCATAAACAACACATGAAATTAAAATATTTCGTAAAGGGTGGTCCGCAAATGCACGAACTAAAACGAGAAACAATGTTTATAGGCATGTTAGAATCAGTACACCCTCGTGACGCTGAATTTCTAGTAATGATGCTCGCCAAGAAAACAGTATGTAAGGGACTAACTGAAAGCGTGATCAAGGAAGCAGCGCCTCAGTTATTACCTTCTTAGGAGGACATTATTACGGAATAACCGTGAGAAACATCGTTGTTATTGCTAAACTTTAAATTCTTTTAGGAGTCGCCTATGGTAACAACATTTCAATTGGAGAGATTGCGTAAGGATAGCGCAGAACTACAACACTACATTCACAAACTGAATAGGAAAGGAAAAACAAAGTTAGCGCACAAAGTGGAGAAGAAGAGAGTATTTCTCGACGACTATATCTCCGAACTCCAAGAGTCCCTCACGGTTAATTAAAGGAAGGTGATCTATCTCGTGCCCCACTCCGGTGGGGCATTGTTTATTTTTCTCTTTACTTTTTGTATAAATTCACTATAATAAAGCTATCGCTGCCCAGGAAACTGAATACTATGCCAACATATGATGTTAAGACTAAAGAGGGAGAAGAAAAAGAAGTTTTTTGTTCTATCTCCACTATGGAAGAAAATGTAAAATCCGGAGAGTGGCAAATTTTACACAAAACTTCTTCTGCTAGTCTGATCACTCACGCTGGAGGAACCTTATCAAAAGCACCTGATGGGTATAAAGATCTTCTCAAAAACATTAAGAATAACTCAGGTCGCGGCAATACTATCAAGGTATGACTCAAACTAAAAGACATCGGCAAGAGTCTAACTTTAAAATTCGTATAGATAATCTTTGCACATTCGATCCGTTAACCAATAACCAGCAAGTAGCATGGGAAGAGTGGAAGGACGGGCATAATCTTGTACTCAATGGCAGTGCGGGAACGGGCAAAACCTTCACTGCATTATATCTAGCGTTGCAAGATGTACTAGATAAAAGTACTCCTTGGGAAAAGGTGATCCTCGTTCGCTCAGTAGTTGCTACTCGCGACATGGGTTTCCTCCCAGGAACCGCTGACGAAAAACTTGCACCGTTCATACAACCCTACATTGGGATATGCGACGACTTATTTAATTTCGGTGGAAGTTATCAACAGTTAGTAGACCAACGTATTATTGAGTTCTACTCAACTTCCTATATAAGAGGTACGACCTTTGATAATGCTATCATCATTGTAGATGAGATGCAGAATCTGACGTTCCATGAACTGGACTCAGTGATTACAAGGGTCGGACTGGACTCTCGCATAATTTTTGCGGGAGATTTTTATCAGTCGGATTTTACGAAAGAATCTGATAGGAATGGCATTCAATCGTTCCTATCTATAATAGAAGTAATGAAAAATTTTTCAATAATTGAATTTGGTTGGGAAGACATCATTCGTTCTGATTTTGTTAGAGATTATATCATGACAAAAGAGATGCTTGCTAGGAGCAAAAAATGAACAGACAAGCAGTTTACGAACAACTCAAGATCGACGAAGGAGTTGAGTATGTCATATACAACGATCACCTCGGTTACCCCACGTTTGGAGTTGGTCACCTTATCCTCGAAAGTGACGAAGAGCACGGAAGGGCAGTTGGTACTCGAGTCTCGGAAGAAAGAGTTAAGGAGTGTTTTGAAGCAGACCTTGAACTTGCCATCGGAGAGTGTCACGCTTTATACGAAAGAGGGACATTTGACAACTTACCAGACGAAGTCCAGCAAATCTTGGTTAATATGATGTTCAACATGGGTCGTACACGACTAAGTAAGTTTAAGAAGTTTAATGCCGCGATCCTAGAAGGCGACTGGAAAACTGCGGCGATCGAAGGACGCGACAGTCTTTGGTATCGTCAGGTAACAAACCGAGCAGAGCGACTCATGACTAGAATGGAAAACGTCTAAGGAAAAAAACTTTGTTATGAAACATTATATGGGTGTTGGGGGCGAGATGCTCCATGATGCTGGTATTACAATCATCGATGAAAACGGTGATATAAAATTTGCTAGTATGTATGAAAGATTTTCTGGTAAGAAACATGATGCAGTCATGTCTAAAGAATTTCTGAAGGAATGGTCGACCAGATATCCAAATACCAGTTTATACACCAATGATGATTGGGCATACAGATTAAAATTTAGAACCGACTTCCTTACTCCTTCAGCTGATGCTTTTTCTGAACTGCGCGGGAAAGAAGATCTCCCTTGGAGCGAACTTCCCGAACATCATGAAAAAAATAGTGAGTTACAATACGAACTCGCCCTTGCGCGCAAAATGGGAAAACGACCTAATAGGAAGTGGTGGGGTCAACACCCAGCGGAGAGGGGTGATATAGTAACAGCATGCGAGCATCATCGCGCGCATGCGTCAGCTGCTTTTGCAACTAGACCAAAAAGTTTCGCGAAAGAAGAATGTGTGATGCTAGTGATCGATGGTGTCGGCGAGATGAGATCTTCGGCAACTTATAACCACGATTTAGAACTAGTAGAAGAAACTAATTTCCCCAGATCAGTTGGTTACTTGTACGCCAATTTTACCGATAAAATGCCAGGATTGAGATCTAATGATGACGAATATGTTGTCATGGGTTTATCTTGCTATGGCGAACCAACTCATTGGGAAAAAGCATTTGAGATGTATAAGTGCGTTCCCTCTTGGACTTTGGAAGATCAAGATGGGTTTGAGAATGTCCCTTGGCAAGAAAAATACAGGATAAAAACATTATTCCTATCAAAAATTATTGATTTCCTGTTGCGCGAAACCAAAAACGAAAAAGATGCTGCTGCCTCACTGCAAAGGATGACGGAAGAAGTCATATATGAATTTGCTGCCAAAGCAAGAAAGTACGGAAACAAACTTTGCTACAGTGGCGGTGTTGCTCAAAATATTATGGCAAATAATCGGATCCGAGAACTATTCGATGATGTCTGGATCGATGTGAACCCAGGAGACGGTGGCGGATCTCTTGGTGCAGCTGCTTATTTCTACATGAAAGAAACTGGCGCTGATAGGATCAATTGGGAACACCCATACCTTGGATATGAGATTGAAGGTTGGTTAGACCCAGAGATGGTTGTTGATTACCTGCTAAAGAAAAAAGTTTGTGGTGTTGCGAACGGACCCGCAGAATTTTCTTATAGAGCATATGGCAATCGCTCTCTGCTCGGCGACGTGAGATATGATGTAAAGGATACTGTCAATAATATTAAACAGAGGCAACTCTACAGACCTTTCGCTCCTGCGATTCTAGAGGAGCACGTCGACGATTACTTTGAAGGTTACACCAATCGGTGGATGCAATTTAGTGCTCAGGCGAAACACGACTATGGGTCGGTGACTCACGTAGATGGTTCTGGTCGAGTACAGTTAGTACACAAAGACTCTCAATCTGCACTGCGTAAGATACTCGAGTGCTATTACGATCGCACTGGCGTGCCTATGCTACTAAACACTTCTTTGAATATCAGAGGCAAACCTATGGTTAACAATAGGGATCAAGCAACTGCGTTCGAAGATATGTATAATGTTAAAGTCTTCACTTCATGAACATCTGGATGATCGTCGTTTCTGGCGATCAGAAGTCTGATTATTATTCTAAAATATGTCTTGACAGATGGCGAAAATTAGGGTACAATATAACTAAGAAAGAAGGAATCGTACCTGATACTCTTGGTGACGAATTACCTTTCGCAGAATGTAAGTTCAATGGCAACAAGTTTACACCAATTGAAAAAGCGATATGGTATAGTCATTACAATTTATGGAAGCAAGTTACAGAACCAACGTGTATTATTGAGCACGACACGTATCCGTATAAAGAACTTCCTAAATTTAAAGATCCTATAGGATTCTTTTCCACGTTTCCTCGCAACGACAATGCATGGCAAGGTAAGAGAGAAGTAGTCTCTCCAGGATCCGGATACTATGTTAATAGGACAGGCGCCAGTATACTTCGCGATTGGGCAATTTCTAAACCCATAGATGAGAACGTTGATGGACACCTACATAAGACTGCAAAGATAATGTTAAAAACTAAAGAGAAGGATTTCAATGATTACCACTTGCAGTTTGCATCTTGCTTTCAGGTAGTAAACTATGACGTTGGTACATCTGCGGAACATAACACATGAAGCGAGCAATTTATCAAGTAGCAGTTGGACCACAGTCTAAGTTGTACAAATACTGCGTGGCGAGCGTCAAAGAATATGCTGATAAAATCGGCGCAGACCACATTGTACAAACTCAACCAAAGTTATGGATCAAACCTGATCCGTTTACAGGGCAACGTAGTAAAGAGTCATACGAAAAGTATGGCGGGTTCTTACCGATATTTGAAAAGGAGAACGTCTTTGAATACTTTAAAGATTTCGATCAAGTTGCGGTTATCGACGCAGATATTTTTATCAAACCTGATGCACCCGATGTATTCGCTGACATCAGTACCGATTATCACTTCGCTGCTCAATTTGAGCGCGAACTACCAGTAAACCAAAGATACTCCCAGCAGATTAACAAGTACTCGCGCGAGCAGTTGACAAACTCAGTATGTAAACAGTTTGACTGGGATTTTGATCACCCCCATGGCGGCGAGTTCTTTAACTCTGGGATGATTGTGTATAACTGTAAAAAGATGTTGGAGGTGCTGGGTAACACCACGCCAAAGCAGTTTATGCAACGTTCTTACTTCCGCGATTTTATTGACGGCATCGGTGCTTTCCGTTGGCAGACCGATCAGATCACTTTGAATTATTGGGCAAGAAAAGACGACCTAAGTATTCAGCATGTAGATTGGAAGTTTAACGCATTGTTTGGTGCACTACAACAGGGAAAGATCGCTGAGGCGCATTTTGTCCACTTCTTCATGCGCCATAAGTTACCGAATAACGGTGAGAACATTGATGAATTAGCAGGGGCGATTGCTACAATATGAAAAGATTAATTTATCAAGTTTATGTCGGTAAGAAGTCTAGACTGTACGATCACTGCATAGAATCAGTCAAGCAATACGCTGAAAAAATTGGCGCAGAGCATATTTTACAAACTCAACCTAAACTACGCATTGTTCCTGATGTTTTCCGTACGCAACGAGAAGGTAAGTGTGGCGGTTGGAAAGAACTAGGATACCTGCCTATCTTTGAAAAAGAGAATGCGTTTGAGTTGATAGATGACTATGATCAAATTCTTATTCTTGACGCAGATATGTACATCCGCCCCGATGCTTCTAACATATTTGAAGAGATAGAACCTACATTCGCGTTCGGTGGTGTTGCTGAATGCGATATGCCCTCTAATGCTCAACACATGGTAAAACTTAAAGAATATTCGCATATGCAGTATGGTCATGTCTCTAATAGGATAAAGGGTTGGCGATACCATGATGCATGCGGTCTAGAATTTTTTAATATGGGTTTGATGCTGATAAACACTCGGGCGATGAAACCATACCTCAAAGGGCAAACTCCTCGCCAGTTTTTAGAACGTCCTGAGTTTCAAGATATGGTAGACGGAGTCGGGTATTACAAGTGGTCGACTGATCAAACTCTACTCAACTATTGGTTGAAGAAAGAGGGTATCCCGACTAAGTATCTTGACTGGAAATATAACGGACTCTTTGGTTGCTTTTGGGGAGACAACATAAAAAAATGCGAGTTTGTCCATTTTCACTTAAAAGATAAGATGCCAGAAAAGGGCGAGAACGTTGAAAAGTTGATGGAACAAATATGAATATATTATTGACTGGCACAAGAGGTTATCGCCCAGGATTCATCGGGAACAATTTCCTAAAGTTATACAAAGACAAGTATGACATTTTTGAATATGATGGTGACATCCGAAACTTTGATATGAAACTGAGTGCGTTTGACTACGACATGGTCGTGCATCTTGCGGCACTCGCAGGTGTTCGTCGTTCGCACGAGATCCCTACAGAATACTGGGACGTCAATGTAAAAGCATCACAATTAATATTCAAGCAGTGTGAAGAAGCACGTATTCCAATTATCTATGCTTCCTCTTCTTCGATATATGAGTGGTGGTTGTCGCCATACGCCAGTACCAAATGGTTTATGGAATGTATCGCGCCACCCGATGCGCTCGGTCTAAGATTCCACACAGTGTATGGTCCAAACAGTCGTACCGATATGCTATACGATAAGTTGCTAAAGCGCGAAGTCGAGTATATTACTGATCACGTCAGAGATTGGACTCATGTTGAAGATGTTTGCAGTGCTATAGACGTTTGTATACAAAATTTTCAAGACATGAAACACCTTGTCGCAATAGATGTCGGCACTGGTGATCCTGTGACAGTTAAACAACTCGCAGATAAAGTTTGGCCAGATAACAATTTGCCAATCCGCAAAGTAACTGGCGAACGAACGATTACTTGCGCCGACCCTTCCGTATTAAAGGAATTTGGTTGGGAACCTAAGCATCACATATTATGTGGATGATAGATAAAAAAATATTTGTGCATATCCCAAAGTGTGCGGGTATGACGATTAGACGCAGTCCTAATTTAGAGAACCGCATTCATCACGTGGACTCAGTTGAAGATCTAAAGAACAAGGAATACTATGACGGTCTTGTTCAGCACATGATAAAGGTAGAAAAGACTGGTCCCAATCCTACTCGCGCCCAGATCGGTGTTGGTCACTGTCGTTGGCGCGATATTCACCCTTCGCTTAGAAACACAATGGATTCTTTCGCTGTGATTCGTAACCCATGGGACAGAGTGGTATCCAGATATTTCTTCGCGCGCAAGACTACGTTCGTAGAAGGTAAAGACCCTGTCGGAAAATTTAAGTTGGATTCGTTTGAGGATTTCCTAGAAGAACGGCACGAGTGGGGCAACGTAGAGTACATGTGGCATCGTGCTATACGAGGATGGTTTCCTGCTAAAGAACATGTCAGCGATTCGGAAGGCAATATTCGTTGCGATATAATTAGATTTGAGAATTTAAATAGCGACCTCGAGAAATATTTCGGTATATTGAAAATGGATCGCGCGAGGAACGTCACAGGGTTGAACGAAGGCACGTACATGGATATGTACAACGATAAGACAATACAAATCGTTGCCGATTGGTACAAGGATGATATAGATACTTGGGGATATGATTTCGACACAGGTCCCACCAAAAATTACTGGGCAGAAAAATTATGATGGCATTAACTGATAACGACGATTCGCACAATATCATGCACTTTGTAAAAGAAGGTTCGGTGGGTGCTGAGATCGGCGTTTGGATGGGAAGTTCTTCCAAGCAGTTTATTAAACGCAACCCCAAGAAACTGTATTTGGTAGATCCTTGGGCAGTTACTGGATACCAACCTGCTATTGAGGCAGGTGATGAAACTTTTAGTGAGGAAACTTACTATAACAAGTATTCTAAAATTACAGGTGGCGCTGATAAAGTCACTTTCACCAAATACTATGACGATATTGCAGAAAAAGTTAATAAAGAATATGGCAAATTGCCTAACGTAGAAATTTGCCGTATGAATTCAACCGATTGGTTTGACCAATTCGACGCACCGTTTTTAGATTGGATCTATATTGACGGTGACCATTCATACACTGGAGCATACAGCGATTTTTGTAATGCATTAAAAGTTGTCAAGACTGGTGGTGTTATCATCGGCGATGACTATAAGTGGGGTCGTGACGGAGATAAAGGTGGAGTCAAGAAAGCAGTTAATAAATGGGCGAGCGACAATTTTTTGACTCTAGAGAAATACGGGAATAATCAAGTGGTGGTACGACTATGAAAGATTGGGACGATAATCCATTTTTTAATTTCAGTAATGTAGATAAAGAAGCAAATAAAAAAGGCAGTGGCAGTATCAGTAATGCTCACTACAATCCAAAGTTCGGTAGAACTATTTGCGAAGTACACCGTGAGATCTATGATATCCTGTTTGAAGATTTAAAAGAGAGCGAACACTACGATGCTGTTTTAGATATGCTAGAAGAGGCATACCAAATGGCAAAGAAGATGGACGCTAAACTGCGCCAATATAAAAATAACTATGATGATGATTGGTGGGAAAAAGAACGAGACACTGTTATTAAAGAAAAGTTGAGGGTGCGCAGTGAAAGGGAGAATAATCTACCTTAAAAATCATGATGCTTCGATCAAGCAAGCGGAAGAAGCGGAATCATCTTTAAGTAAGTTTGGTTGGGAAGTGCAGTTGACTCCTGGGTATACAGCGGAGACTGTACAGTCGGGTAAACACGCATTTAATATTCTACCCAACGGTCGTCTGAGTTGCTTTGAAGGCAAAAAGTTCTTCACTAAAAAAGCATGCGTCATGAATAATATTTCTTTCTGGAACGAAGTTATTCAGAAGGACGAACCAATGGCATTTTTCGAGCACGACGTCATTGCTTGCTCTACACCCGATTTCGCTTTGCTTAATCGTACGAAAGACTTTTGTTTTTTGAGTATGGACTATGCTTTCGATTGGGGTGCCTTGGCGGGTAAGTTTCGTTGGCGTCCTGAACCTGCCCTCGCGCACGAGATCAGAGATTTTCCTAAAGATTATCCACTTACACACCACCGCATGTGTATGTACAACGGTGCGCAATTAACACCAGGAACCGCTGCTTATGTGATTACACCATCGGGCGCCAGAAAGTTAATTGCTGCTGTACAAAATTATGGATTGGAGCAGTCAGACTACATAATTAATTCTCATAATGTCAAAATGCAATATTATGCACCGTCAGTTTGCAAATATAACAAGGTTAATCTAGGCACTTCTAATGCAAAATAAACCTTTGATGCAAGATAATGAGATAGAACTTATAGAAAAATATCTCAACAAAGATGTTAATATGTTGGAGTATGGTTCGGGCAACAGTACACTATACTACTCAGAAAGGGTGAGGAAGTTGACCTCATTAGAGTACAATCGCAGATGGTTCAATAAAGTTAACGAGCAAGTAAAAAAGTTGCCGCATGTAAAATTAGTTTTCATACCTTGTAAGAAGGTTAAACCAGCGACATACAAGGAATATAAAGAATATATTGATTGGCCGAAAAGTCAAAAAGAAATATGGGATGTAGTATTGATTGATGGACGTGCTAGGCAATGGTGCGCAAAATCTATACTTGACAATATAACAAAAGATTCTGTTGTTTTCGTGCATGATTGGGGTCCGCTTGACAATCCAAAAAGAGAAAGGTATAATAGGATACTGGACTGGTATGAAGTGGTAGAGGAAGCGCATAGTTTGGTTGCACTCAGGAAAAAATGAATAAATTATTTGTCATCACTATACTGGACGACCCCGACTCTGTAGCAAGAGCAGTGCGCGGTATCGCTACAGTTGCGCAATACACTGAGATTAGGGACACTAGCACGTTTCGCGCAACCGTTCCAGACACTATATACGATGATACCGTAGAATGTTTCGGTAGGGATGTAGATTGGACTTGGCCGACTTCGCACAGCGGTGAAGGTCTGGACTTCTCTACTGGACTCTACAAAAGGATGTACGAAGCGAAAGATCAGAAACGAGTTATAGCATGTGCGCTGAGTCATTTTCGCTTATGGAAAAAATGTGTTGAGTTAGACGAACCAATCGTCATACTTGAACACGACGCAAGATTCATTCGAGAGTTTGACAAGTCAAATTTCGATGATGTAAATTGGGGTGCAGTTGGGTTGAATGACCCGAGAGGTAACACTCGCAAGGGACGTAGGTTCCATGATTTAGTCGCATCGTGTGGGGAAGGCATTCACCGAGTACCCATCATCGACGAACCGACTGATCCTCCTTTACCGATGGGACTTGCTGGCAACAGTGCGTACGCAATAAAACCTGCGTTCGCTAAAAAGTTGCTGCAAGAAGTGAAACGTGTTGGTATGTGGCCAAACGATGCGATTATGTGTCGCCAATTATTTCCTATGGATTTAAAAGTGGCATATCCATACTACACTAATATCGAGGAAGGAATCTCAACTACAACGGATATATGATGATGAAAGGTTATGTGATCACTATAATGGACCTGCCCGAGTCCGTAGAGTCAGCAGAGCGTTGCATTAAATCCGCTGAGCGAGTAGGGTTTGAGGTAGAGATGTTTCCCGCCACTACCCCAGCAGATGATCCTGCTCAATATCTACTCGAAGAAGGTGTCAGCACTGTAGACTTTGAAGAAGTTTACTCTCGCTTTGATAATTGCATTGCTGCTTTCACTTCGCATTATCGGTTGTGGAAAAAATGTTTTAAAGAAAAAAAGTCTCTGGTCGTGCTTGAACACGACGCATACTTTGTTGATCCTATCCCTAATATACCAGTACAGGGTGTTCTTTCCTACGGTGCGCCAAGTTATGGGCAATTTCGTACGCCACCGACATTAGGTGTAAATCGTTTGTGCTCTAAAGAATACCTTCCTGGTGCCCATGCGTATGGAGTTTCTCCTGATGCTGCGGATATAATGATTCGCCGTGCTTCTGCTCTGGCATGCCCCACTGATCTGTACCTATGTAATAAGCACTTTGAGTTTGTCAAAGAGTATTACCCATGGCCAGTTGAGGCGAGAGATAGTTTCACCAGCATACAAACTGAGACAGGTTGCCTTGCTAAACACAACTATCAGAAAAACCAAAAGAGTTATAAAATTCTATGAGAAAATATTTTCTGACAGGTTGTGATAATAATACCGAGTGGCAGTTGCCTTGGTTTGTCCAAAACTTTCATCGTCATTGCGATGAGGATCTAGTAATTGCTGACTTCGGTATGTCAGCACAGATGACTGAGTTCGCTAAAGATTGCTCAGTCGAAGTCATGAAGTGCAAGTCAGACGGTTGGTTTACAAAAGTTGAAGCAATGATAAAATTGCAAACTATGTATTCAGGAAGTTATTGTTGGTTAGATACAGATTGCGAGGTTCGCGCAGATCCTTCTAGTATTTTTAATTGGGTCGAACCAAACAAACTTACAATGGTCATCGATCACCCTTGGAGTACACGTCGACCAGAGTTGGGTCACTGGTATAACTCTGGAGTTGTTGCGTTTCAAAACAGTCCAGCGATACTACATGACTGGTACAAAGAATGTAAAACTGGTAGGCACGTTGGAGATCAAGAAGCACTGCACTCTATGATGGGCGGCGACATAATGAAAAAGACTATACATATTTCAGAGGCACCGCATAAGTTTAACGTGCTTCGTATTGACTTAATAGATAATGTGGCGCCACCGAATCCAATTATCATGCATTGGACAGGGCAGAAAGGCAAACTTGAAATTAAAAAGCAAATGGGACTATGACTAAGAAAATTCATATACTCGGTAATGGCGACATGTCGCAGATGATGCCAGAGAAGTGGCGTTATGATCGCGACGGAAAACTTTTAATTTGTAATCAACCACCTTTTGAGGTGCATAATGTGTATGCTACGGTGATGGTTGATTTTAAAATGATGGCAGCTCTGGGAGAAGGTTCTGTCAACCTAGATCGTTATTATTGGGTTTTGGGTAATCGACCAAAAATTTGGTGCGACCAAAATCCAGGATTCTTTATGAAGCATTCTGGGCACATCCGAGAGTTCTACACCGATGTACCTAAATACTGTGGACCAGATCCCATGCAGGCGGCAACTAATTTTAATTGCGGGCATATGGCGGCACACTATGCTGCGAGAAGGCACAAACCCGATGAGATTCATATGTATGGGTTCGACTCGATATTTGATCACAACATGAGATCGTACACCGATACGGTTTTGAGCAGTGATCGAAGCGGAGGCAACAATTTCCGTCTCCTTGATATCTGGCGACCTATTTGGTTGAACATTTTTAAAGAGTTCTCAGACATCAAATTTATCCTATACCATAAACATCCGAACGCCAAGATCCAGATATTTGATAATATGGAGTTCCGGACGAAAGTCTAAGTTATTGATTTTACTACAGTTTTTTCGATTTGCTTTTTCAGTCATTTTAGGGCATAATAGTCTCATAGGTTGATAAAGGAAGAAAGAAATGTTTGCAGTTATTCAGACCCAACACCTCGAGAACTACGGTGCCCACGACTGGGACGGTCAGGGCGAGTGCCCTCAGTACTGGAAACCCAAGGGTGGTAACACCTACATCTTCACCTGCTCCGTTGAGGAGAACATGGATCCCAAGTGGTGGGAGCGTGTCGAAGCTGCTTGCACCAGCAAGAGCGAGTACTTTGAGGAGTACTCCGTTGGCGAGACCGTTGTCGATGACATCGACTTCAATGTCGCTGACCACTGTGCTGAGTGGGACGCTCCGTACTATGGTACGATCAAGGAAGATCGCATCTCGTTTCACCGCACGACTGAGAACCAGCCGATGTCTGGTATGCGTGCTGAGATCGCTAAGGAGTTCACTGCGTATGACGTGCTGGACAACGGCGAGCAAGTACATCACGGTGTCTCTTATGAGATGGTAAACGGTGACATCGTTTTGTTCAGCGAGCTTCGTGCTTGGTTGGACGCTCATGTTGAGGAGGCAGCGTAATGAACAAGAGACATGGTAGTCCGTACGATCGTGGTTCCGCTGACTCTTATTATCAGCGTGGTCCTCGCCCTCACTACTTCAAAGGTGATACTTACAACAGTCCCGAAGTGCTTGAAGCAGATATGACCGAAGCAGAAATACGCGAGTATTTCCTAGGTTATGAGGAAAATGAAAACATCCAAAATTTCAAGGAGTGGTAAGATGGAAGACCCCACGCCAAAATATTTCACAGCACTTTTTATTTTCCTGATAATAATACTTGCTGTTTGGTCACCACCTACACTTGCTTCTGATCGAGATGGTGCGAGGTTCTGCCTCGCTCAAAATATGTATTTCGAAGCAGGTAATCAGTCAATCGCAGGCAAGATTGCTGTTTCGCAAGTTGTATTTAATCGCGTATTAAACGATAATTTCCCTAATTCAGTATGCGAAGTCATCTACCAAGCAAAGTTAAGTAAGTGGCACCTCGCCAACGGTCGCGAAGTGCCGTTACGCCACAAGTGCCAGTTTAGTTGGTACTGTGATGGCAAATCTGATACGCCAGTTGACAGCGTTACTTGGGAAGAGTCATTGCGTTTAGCACAAACAATACTTGAGGCACAAGCATCGCCATATTGGACTGACTTCACTGACGGTGCTCTGTGGTATCATGCAGATTATGTGACTCCGTATTGGGCAAATTCACTTAATAAAACGAGCGTGATTGATGATCACATATTCTACAAATGAAAACTCCATTAAAACCATTAGCATATTCTAGACCGCCTCTCAATGTGTTCGGGAGGCAGTTGTATAACGGCATAGTCAACTTAAAATACCTTGACGAAAATAAAGAAGAAGTTGAGGTCAACATAACACTGGTGAAGTTTGACCCTGAAGCATATAAACCAGATCCTTCAGACGACGAAAATTTTTATCAGGTTTGGGATGTTGATGCCAAACGCTGGATAGAGTTTGACTGGCGAAACCTAACTGAATACAACGGGAGAGTTGACAATGCCAAGCGATCTTGATCACTTGCTAACACCTGCTCAAAAGAGAGCAAAGACCATGGAAGCAAAGAAGAAGTCCATGCTTGATCAGATGGGTGTTGAAGATCGCAAACCGACCAAGGTGAAGCGGAAACGTAAACCCATGACCCCTGAACAGAAGATCGCAGCAGCAGAGCGTCTCGCGCTCGCTCGCGCGAAGAGGAACGTCGGTAAGGAACCAAACGCACACCCTCGCGTGTTGGCATTTGATCCGGATCACCCTCTGTCGTATGTAAACAGCAAGGCGATACTCAAAGAGTGGCGCGAGAAGTTAAAAAGCATTCGCCATCAAAAAGATTCTAAGGATTCTAAACAGCGGCAAGAATACCAAATCGCCGAAGCATATGTTAAGAACCTTGGCATCTGGATTAGAGACGGTGTTTGGTGCGACCATAAATATGGTGCAGCAAGGCAAAACACCATGGAATATGTTTGTATTGCTCCAGCAAAAGACAAGGACGGTAATATCAAACGTGACGTTGGTACATACTATCCGGATATTCGAGCGGTATGGACTAAAGAGATGGCATGCGAAGTTTCATAATAACTCTGGAAAATATAGAATTTTCAAAGAGGAAAGCAGAAATTTGCAGAGAGTCTGCTAGGAAAGTTGGGTATAAACCAGAAATAGAAACTTTCTGGGGAGTGTTCGCTAGAGATTGGAGAAAACACCTCCCTAAAACTGCCAATACATATATGTGGAATCTGGTGAAAACAACAGATCCGATTGCGGGTTGTTTCGCCTCACATTATTTGTTGTGGAAAAAGTGTATAGAACTGAATGAACCCATATTGATATTAGAACATGATGCTCAGTTTATCAGGAATATCCCAGAAGATCTAGAGTTCGATAAATGTATAAACTTTGGAGCACCTTCTTTTTTTCGTGCCGACGATTGTAATTTTATAGAACCGAAAGAAGGAGTACATCCATTAAGAGACGATATCTTTTTCGGGCATCATGCTTATGCGATAAAACCTGAAGCTGCAACGCAGTTTGTACAAGACGTAGAACAAAGTAACAGAATGTTGACCCGTAATGACGTTTATATATGCAAGCAGCACTACCCTTGGTTGGAAGAATACTATCCTTGGCCAGTGGTGGCATATGAAAAACTTAGTACGGTTAATATTGACGGATTGAAGGTTGATCATAGTATTAACAGATTGGAAGAAAAAGTTACGGGTGATCATCTGGTGTTTAGAAAAAACCATTTCCCGAACATTGAGATCGACAGTCCTAATTTAAGGATTATGCATAACGAAATGAAAGAGGCATTAGGAATTAAAAATGGAAAATCCTGAACAGTATGTAGCGATACCGTTACAGATCTTTAACAAAGTTGTTGAATACCTTGGCAATAAACCTTTCAATGAAGTCAGCGTCCTTATGGAAACATTGAAGGAAAATGCTAGAGTTATAGAGACTACTCCGGAGCAAGAACAGGAGGAAGCAGTTGATGAATGACGAAATAGTAGAAATAGAGTTTATGACCAAAAGCAAGTTTGGCAAACTCATAGAAGGCATTGTTCGTGATAAAAAGTTATCTTACATTGATGCTATTGTGTATGCTTGCGAGGAACACAACATTGAGATAGAAGATTCTAGGAAATATGTGAACGTTGCGCTCAAGCAGAAGATAGAAGCGGAAGCGATGCAATTAAATTTTTTGGAAAAAAATGCCCAATTACCCTTTGACTGAACCTTTGCGAAGGGACTTCATTTTCGACGAAGAACAACAGGAGCAAATCATTGCTAAGTTGGTTGAACTTGAACCGAAAATGAATCAAGCGCAAGTCTATAGTAAAGCTGGTGGTGGCGCTCGCGAAGATCGCACCTGCTATAATGTGCCTTTCAGGTATACTGAATTCTTTGATGTTTCTATAGCACTGAGAGACTTTACTTTAGACTGGTATCCAGAAGCGGAGAATCCCAATCTCTGGTATACACAATTTGAATTTGTGCGATACCTCCCGCCAGCACAAACTTTTGTTAAGCATCAAGATGATAGGGAAGATAACCCACAACATGATCGACTGTACACCAGTGTTACGATGGTTGATAAATCTGATGACCTAGATGGCGGGATTCTAAGGGTATGGTTGCCTAATTCAGATATATCTATAGACGTAGATCTAGAACCATTTGAAACTGTCGTGTTTCCTGCTTACTTTTGGCATGAAGCGACTCCTGTGTTTAAAGGCAGGAGAGTTATAATGATTTCTTGGGGCGGGAGTCGACTCCCTCACCGTGAAAAAAGTGCTTGACATATTGTTCAAAATCAAGTATTATATAAATATGGTTGAGCGTTATACTGCTCAACATACTTTGAATACACTGTACATTTCAGACATACGGAGAAATACACATGGACTTAAACGCATTAAAATCACGTCGATACGACATCAATAAACTGGTTGCTGCTGCTCAAGAAGCAACTGGTGGTTCAACCGAACGTTCCGAAGATACCAATATGTGGAAACCAACTGTCGATAAGGCAGGCAATGGTTACGCAGTCATTCGATTCCTTCCTTCCGAAAACGAAGTACCATGGGTTCGCTACTGGGACCATGGTTTCAAGGGACCAACTGGTAAGTGGTACATCGAGAAGTCTCTGACTTCACTCGGTCAGCAAGATCCTCTTGGCGAATACAACTCCAAGTTGTGGAACTCTGGCAATGAAGAAGATCGAGAAACGGTTCGTAAGCAAAAGCGGCGACTCCATTATGTTACTAACATTTTGGTGATCTCTGATCCTTCTGCTCCTGAGAATGAAGGCAAAGTCTTCATGTATCAGTTCGGTAAAAAGATCTTTGACAAGATCCAAGACTTGATGCAACCACAGTTTCCTGGAGAGACTCCCGTCGATCCGTTTGACCTGTGGAACGGTGCTGACTTCCAACTGAAGATTCGCAACGTTGAAGGGTATCGTAATTATGATCGTTCCGAGTTTAAAGCACCTTCACCATTGTTCGACGGTGACGAGGTTCAACTGCAAGCAGCAGTTAACTCGTTACATGACATCTCTACCTTTGTCGATCCTGCGAACTATAAGTCGTTTGATCAACTTCAGGCAAAGTTGATGGAAGTGTTGGGCGAATCTGCTCATACTCCTCAACAGCAAGTAGCGATGGAAACAGTTGCTGATCCAGCACCTGCTCCAGTTGCTGCTGTTCCTGAGATCAAGGTAAGTGCCGCTGCCACTGCTGAAGAAGCAAGTGACGACGGAGACGAGGACGCTTTCTCTTACTTCCAGAAATTAGCGAACGCTGACTGATTGGGAAGACAGGGCACTTCGGTGCCCTTTTTTATTTTACCTTAACAATGTCGTAACCAACTGGAGAAGTTGTTTCGACTTTGTACACCTTCTTTTCTAGTGTAGTGAAACGAAATAAGCACTTGTCTTTGCTGACAATTGGTTTTCTTTTGCACTTAAATGTCTTAGGGTTTGCGCCAAATATTTTTGATCCGTCTTGACGTTCTTCGACAGGACCAGGAAAATAGATTGTGATCTCGTATCGGTCTATAAAGAGCGATTTGATCCATTCCCAAATTTTGTGATGTATTTTCATGTAAGTATTTAGTATAAATACATCGTATGGACGAGAACCTGTTCGAAAAATACAAAGACCTTCTTGAGCAAGATGGTATCGAAGCACACTCTAAACTTTCGCAAGAGTGGTTTTACGACAGGATTCGCGAGATAAATAAAGAACCAGTGGATCGCCAAAGCATTGTCAGGAATCCACCGATTAAGATGGCGGCGAATCAGTTTAAAGGCAGGATGTACTTATTTCGCTACAATCCTGTTGGTAGGCAAAAAATGCCATACTTTGACAGGTTTCCTTTGGTGATTATGTTGGATATCTACGATGGCGGTTTTATGGGATTGAACCTACATTACCTCCCGATAGATTTGCGCCAAAGGTTGTTCTACAATTTACTTAATCGTGCAAGTCAAAGCGAGTTTAGATGGAATACATATTTGAAAATAGATTATGATTATCTAAAATCTAGAACGCAACTGAGAGCACATAAAGCATGCATCAAGCGATATCGTTACGATCAGATATATGGTAGAATGGCAAACGTGCCAGCGCCAGAATGGGAAGTTGCTGTACACTTACCACTCGCTTCATGGCGTAAGGCAGCAGAATCAAGAGTTTATAAAGACAGTAGAGAAATCGCTAGGAAAAGGACATGAGTTTTAGTACAAATACCCTTCGCGGAAGATTTGAACAAGAGAGCGGACCAGCATATATCAACCGATGGGAAGTCAAACTTCCTCTAGTGGCAGGTAGCACACCATCCGGCGACTTTGTAGATTTCCAACCTTCGCAACCTGTAAACGAATTATGCACCCAAGTTTCCTTGCCTTCTAAAACTCTTGCGACGTTAGATCGTCAGATAGGTCTAGAACCAATAAAGGTTGCTTCTGGGTACACTTTTAATGCAGTGTCAATGACGTTTTATCTCACTCAAAATTATGTTGCTCGAAAATATTGGCAAGCATGGATGGATAGGATAGTTAATCCTACGCCACCGTACACTGTCGGATACCGAGATAACTATGTTGAAGAAATACAAATTTCTCAACTAGATAAACTCGGCGCAAAGAAATACACAATAACGCTGGAAGGTGCATACCCTACAGCAATCAATGAAATTGAATTTAACAACCAACAAGCTGGCGCTGTTGGAGAATTGACTGTTACGGTAGATTTTAGTCACTATACAGTATCATAACATTATCGGAGAATATCATGGCGTTACCACGCATTAATGAAACTTTGAATTTTACTATGAATATCCCGTCAACGGGACAAAAAGTAAAATACAGACCCTACCTCGTAAAAGAAGAAAAAGTTCTACTTCAAGCATTCGAGTCGAAAGACCCCAAGACATGTCTCGAGGCGATGTGCGACACTATCACTGCTTGCCTAGATCCTTCTGAAAAAATTGTGGTACAAGAACTTGCGACTTTTGACATTGAGTATTTGTTTACACAATTACGTTCGAAGTCTGTAGGCGAGATGTCGACAATTTATATTCGATGCAAAGAATGCGAGCAATCAAACGAGTACCATATTAATCTTGAAGAATTAGAGATTCCTGTAGAGAGGGAAAAGAATATTATCAAAATTACTGATAGTATTTCAGTAGAGATGAGATACCCTACATTCAACTCTATGGTAGAGGGCGACGTCGACGGTGCTCGTAATGATGTTTCTGCTGCTATTGACCTAGTGGCAAAGTCAGTCACCGCTGTGATCACTGCTGAAGAGAGGATTGACACTTCCGATCTTGCACAACAAGAAGTAGTTGAGTTCTTAAACTCAATGACTGCTACACAAATAAAAAATATCACAGATTTTCTTCAAGAAAGTCCAGCACTAAAGCATACAGCAGAGTTTGATTGTATTAAGTGCGCCACGAATAACGTATTAGAACTGAAAGGGTTGTCTGATTTTTTCTGATAACCCTTTCCCATGATAATCTTGTAAACCATTACAAGACTAACTTCGCCCTGATGCAGCATCACAATTATTCGTTGACTGAGTTAGAAAATATGTTACCGTGGGAAAGGGAGATCTATATTACTCTCCTCACCGAGTACATTAAAGAAGAAAACGAGAAGGCAGAACAACGAAGACTGTCTAAAATGTGATATAAATAAAGGAAACCTAACTCTAAGAATAACAAATGGCAACCTTAGAAACCGTCGTAACAGAACTCAAAGAACTGAACGATTATTCAGACCTTCACCTCGATGCTCAGTTTGAGATATCTGACCGTGTAGGACAACTGTCGGAAAGAATGCAAGAACTGACCAGTGTCATGCTTACATTTATGAACACTGTCCCAGAAGCACTTTCTAGAGGGTTCCAAGATCTTATTCAAACAGAAGAAGGTATCGCAGAAAGGCAAAAGAAAGATGCTGATACTCGAGAAAGGTTAAGGCAGCGCGATGAAAGCGGTGATGGTGATGACGGAGAAAAGAAACCAGGAAAGATAAAGGGTGCGTTCTTAAAAGGATTCGAAGACGGAATGAACCCAGAAAAACTTGGGTTGTTCAAAGCAGTCGAAGATTTCGCATCAACCGTTGGAGAGTGGGCAGGTAAAATTGCTCTCGCTTGGTCTTTGTTTGCTGCTAAATTCCCCACACTTGCTGGTGGTATAACAAAAGCATTGACTGGCGCAGGTAAGTTGATATCGGGTGCGGGCAAGTTCTTGTTAAATAGCATCAAATTATTGGGAAAGGGACTGTTCTCGTTCCTGATGAGGATAGGCACAACTCTTATTCAAACCGTATTACCTGCGATTGGTTCTGCCTTGACCGCCACTCTAGGATTTATTAGTGCTACGGTCATGCCTATGATCACCGGACTCTTTACCGGACTCATGACCATGCTTTCCCCTATAGTCGCTGCTCTCGCACCGATATTGCTACCGATTGCTGCTATCGCTGCTGCTGTCACTGCTCTAGTTTCTGGTATTATGAGTTTCATTGAAGGATTCCAGAGTCAAGAAGGCACGTTGCTTGATAAAATATTTGGCGGCGTGGCAGGTTTCATAAAAGGAATCATGAAGATTCTTACAATCCCGCTGGACTGGATAAAAGACTTAATATCAGGAATATTAGGATTCTTTGGTTTCGATGGTGCCGCTGAAATACTAGATTCGTTCTCTATTACCGATATATTTGGAAGTATGGTCGACGCAGTAAAAGATTTTGTGATAGGACTGAAAGATGGTATCGTTGATGCCATAGTTGGGTTCGCATCTAAACTCAATCCACTTAATTGGTTTGGCGGTGACGACGAAGAAGAGGAGGAAAGCACAAAGCGTGGTATGGAGATACCTTCTGCGACTGACGATACCAACTTCAGCGAAGAAGGGCAAAGGCGACTCGACGAATTTACTGGGAAGAGGGAAACTAGTAAAACTGCTAAAAAAGTAGGTGGAGTGGTTGTTGAGGAAGATGGTGTTGCGCGAACGGATTTTTCAGAAGAAGAACTCAAGTACATAAACGCAGCGAGAACTGCATCCATTGCAATGGGAGGACCAGATCTTTTCCCACAGGCAGAAGGAGCAGAACCATCTGCTCAAGCATCTGAACCAACCAAAGTGCCCGAGAAACGTGGTCGAGTTATAGGAGAAGCACCTCCCGTACCAACCAAAGTTAGTAAAGAAACTGGTAAACGTGGTCGAGTTATAGGAGAAGCACCTCCTGCGCCCACTAAAATTAATACAGCGACAGGTAAGCGTGGCGGTATTATAGGGACGCCACAAGCTGGCGTATTTATGGGCGCATCGGGTAGTGATTTAGACGATGGTGAATACGATAATATCCAACCTGTAATTGATACTGACATCCAACCTCAAATAGAAGATCTTAAAACTTCTCCATTCGATGGGTTACTAGATCCACTGATCGAAGGATTTAATGACATCAAAGAGTGGGTCGGCGGTTTGTTTGACTTTGGAAAAATTAAAAAGTTAATCAAAGGTTTGTTTGAAGGATTCGGCATACCTCGCATAGAGTTTGACATACCTCTGGTCGGCAAAGTTGGGTTTGGTCCATTCTATCCATTCGCTCCGGAAAGTTCAGCTGATGTGGCAGGAGGTGTGCGTTCCTCAAGCGATACTGAGTTTATTGTTGATTCTGGTTCTGAGTACGATTCTAACGGCGACTCACAACGGATGTCGGGTCACACGAGTACAATTGAACAAGATAAAGTAGTCACTTCGGCGAACAGTTCGGAGCGCGAGTACAGAACTAACGAGCTCGGCGAGAAAGAAATCGTAGAGAAGACTAGTTCGTTAATCGCCAGTTTTGACGACGACAGTGCTAAAGGCACCGTCAGTATTGACACTGGTAAAACTATAGACAACCTAGTCACTGACGAGTTTAAAGAATTAGAAGATACCTACGAAAAATTTGATGTTGGTCCTAAAGTATTTGAAAAAGTTCTTCAAATGGTTAATGCTGGTTCTTCACCAGAACAAGTTAAAGAGTTCTTGCAAGATCAAGAGAAGTTTGCAACTAAGGTCAAGAACTTCTTCTCTTCAATGAACTTCACGTTTGAACCAAAAGAACCAGAGGAAACTCCGGAAGCGATGAACGGAGATGCTTTCTCTCCTGATATAGCAGAGGCAGCGCAACAGTTTAGTTATCCTGTAACTGATCCAGAGACGGGCGAACTGTTAGGAACTGCTAGCACCCCAGAAGAGGCAGCACAAATCGCCATGGAAACTGGTGGTAAGATCGAAAACGCAGTCAGCATTACGCCAAAATCTCCAGAGTTAGTTGGCGGTAATCAAGAATCTGCGCAGAGATCTAACGTCCTCGATATGGAACAGAAAAAAGCAGAAATGAATAAAGAACAAGAATCTGCTACGGCAGCTGGCAACGCTGTATTTGCCCCTACGCAAAACTCAAACGTAAGCAACAGTACAACTATAAACTCTGGTCCAATGCCTTCTCCAATGGATAAGAGCGATCGAACTGCTCGCGGGGCATATAGAGGAAGGAAACTCTAACTTTTCTTTTTCTTGAACGGAGCGAGCGGTTTTAGTTTCTTCAGTTTTCCTGGAGTCTTGTTGAGGATTTTCATTTTCGTCAACTCATCTTCAGTCCATATCGCGAATTTGTAACCATTATCTTTCGCCACCTGCTCTGCTGCTTCCCACTTGTTGCGGTTTTTAATATATGCGAATGCTTCGTTGAGTGAGCGTTTGCTACGAGGGTTCTTAGACTTGGGCGGTTGAGTTTGCTTTTTAGGTTTGACCTCTACTAGCAATACGTTTCCGCTTTTGAACTTAATCCAGAAGTCAACGTGATATTTGTGCCACCTTTTGTCGACGTCGTAGTAGTATGGTATGATAAAATCTTCGCTGTTCCATTTGGCAACTTCGGAGTTATTGTCCAACCAAATCATAACTGATTTTTCCCAGTTAGACCTGTACACGACCTCCTCAAGATTCCCTTTGTACTTGCTGGGGTGTTTTACTGTGTACTTCCCCTTGTAAGTCCTCGGCATTGTATATAAATAACTGAAATAATAACAACCTTATTTATCAACGAGAGTGTTTTCATGGCTAAATTTCCAGTAAAGGACGAGGGATATCCTTCTGAAATACGGTTCACCCTAGTTGACGAAACTGATGCGCCATTGTCCACAGTAGTCAACCTATATTTCCCTGCTGGTGCTTTATATGCTGACCGCGTTCAATATGAGAACGTAGAGACGGGCGTAGCAGGCATGACGGTAGGTGGTTTTGAAGGTAGTTTTACTGATGCTCTGTCAGACCCTAAACTTGCTGAAATGATAGGTACTGAAACCATAAAAAAGTTTATGCCGAAAGTAGGTCAATCAGTACAGGATAGAACTAAAGTTGCGCCAAACCCAAACACTCGTGCCTTGTTTAAACAGGTTAGTCTGCGTTCATTTCAGTTTAACTTTAAATTGATCCCCACTAATGCTGCTGAATCCCAAGCGATAAAAGACATAATCAAAATTTTTAGATTAGAAATGTATCCAGAAAGTCTTGGGGGAGGGGAAGTAAAAGGAACATCCCTTGGTTATAAGTTCCCGAATCGTTTCCAAATAGAAATGTATTACAACAATAAACTATCGCCTCTCGCGCCCAAGGTCGCTCCTTGCTATATCGAAGCATTTAGTGCAGCATATAATCCAACTGGACAAAGTTTGGTGCAAGAAAATGGGGGAGACGTAGCATTCTTAGAAACCGATATAAACATAACGCTGACCGAATCTAGAACGCTAGATCGTAAGTCAATCGAGGAAGGATTCTAATGAGCAGTTATTTCAAAAAGTTTCCGGAAGTACTGTATAAGTTCGGCAATAACGAAACATCCACAAGGTTTCAAAACATAAGTGTTTATATTGACATCCTAGATCAAATAAAAGAATATGTCTCGTTTTATCAGAACTATCAAATTCAAAACAGCGAAAGACCTGACCAAGTTTCTTTCAAACTTTATGGTACGTCAGACCATTACTGGACGTT